AAACACAAGAAAACAAACAAAGGTAACTAAAATGACACCAGAAGCAGAAAGATTTAACGGATGGGCAGCGATGCTCGGTTTCGTAGCAGCAGTAGGCGCTTACGTAACAACAGGACAAATTATTCCAGGTATTTTCTAATGACAACACCTAAACCAATCGAAAAAGAAAAATTATTTGCTGAGAAATTAAATGGCAGACTTGCTATGCTCGGCATCATTGCAGGACTAGGTGCATACTTAACTACAGGACAAATTATTCCAGGTTTTGTATAATGAATAGACATCCAGTGCCATTAAGAGTTGTGCCATACATCTTTGCGATGGCATTGGCAACTAGTACTCTTACAAATACAATTGTATTCTAATTAATATGTTAGAAGCAGATTACCAGACGTGGGTGCAGACTGTGCTGTTTCCATTCATGCCTGTCATTACAGTTTTTGTTGTTAGTATCTTCATGCTTGGTGATCTTCCATGGAATGACGAAGACGACGATGACGACGATGGTGGAGGTGGAATTTTACAACCAGTTTATTCACCTATGCCCACGTGATATATAAAGGGAACCCTGTGGTTCCCTTTTTTTGTTTACTTAAAAAAGTAATGATTGATACACTAATTTTTCACATATACGAAAAAGATACTGACAAACCAGTTAAGGTATGTCTTACAGTAGAAGAGTTAGAAAAGTTAATGGCAGAGAAAAAAATAGATTGGAAGAACTGGGAGGTTCAACCTGTTCATGGTGAATACGATACTCAAGACGCATCCTATTAAAAGTTGAGTATAAATACTTATCTTTTTTCCTTGACATATTTGTTTAGATATCTTAATATAAATACATCAAATGGTGAGGGTTTCCTCACCTTTTCTATGTGCACCCGCTTAACCGAGACCTATGGGTGGTTAAATTACGTCTCTAATATCCTGTAGTGAAGGGATTACAGGAAATATAGTATCGCTCTACCCTTTGAGCCCTACTTATTTTTAACGTCCTCATGACAACTCTTTCAAGAACAGGCAGACAAGGTGGTCTTTTACAAGGCTGGCCAGAGTTCTGCGAGTGGGTAACATCTACAAACAACAGACTTTATGTTGGTTGGTTCGGTGTACTCATGATCCCATGTTTGCTCACAGCAGCAGCATGTTTCGTAGTTGCATTTATTGCAGCACCTCCTGTCGATATCGACGGAATTAGAGAACCAGTTGCGGGTGCTCTAATGTATGGTAACAACATCATCTCTGGTGCAGTTGTTCCTTCATCAAACGCAATCGGTCTACACTTCTACCCTATTTGGGAAGCAGCAACAGTAGACGAATGGTTGTATAACGGTGGTCCTTACCAACTCGTTATCTTCCACTTCCTAATTGGTATCTCAGCATACATGGGAAGACAGTGGGAACTTTCATATCGTTTAGGTATGAGACCTTGGATCTGTGTTGCATACTCTGCACCAGTTTCAGCAGCATTCGCTGTGTTCCTAGTGTATCCATTTGGTCAGGGATCTTTCTCTGATGGTATGCCTTTAGGTATCTCAGGTACGTTCAACTTTATGTTCGTGTTCCAAGCAGAGCACAACATTCTTATGCATCCTTTCCACATGGCAGGAGTAGCAGGAATGTTCGGTGGTAGTCTTTTCAGTGCAATGCACGGTAGCTTAGTTACATCTTCTTTAATTAGAGAAACTACAGAAACAGAAAGTCAAAACTACGGCTATAAGTTCGGACAAGAAGAAGAAACATATAACATTGTGGCAGCACATGGTTACTTTGGTAGACTTATCTTCCAGTATGCTTCTTTCAACAACTCAAGAAGTCTTCACTTCTTCCTAGCAGTATTCCCAGTTGTTTGCGTATGGTTAACATCTATGGGTATCTGTACAATGGCATTCAACTTGAATGGTTTCAACTTTAACCAATCAGTTGTAGATGTTAACGGTAAAATCATTCCTACATGGGGTGATGTTCTAAACAGAGCAAACTTAGGTATGGAAGTTATGCATGAAAGAAATGCACACAACTTCCCATTAGACTTGGCATCTGCTGAGACTACAGAGGTTGCTCTATCAGCACCATCTATCGGTTAATGAAACAACTACTGCATAGTCCTTATAGAGACTTAATAGAATTTGCTTTCTTTATTGCAGTTGGTATAACCGCAGGATCTTTGGGGTTGATTTAATCAGATTAATCTGTTATACTTGGAGGGTTAAAACCCTCCTTTTTTTATGAAAGAAAAAAAGAAACCTGCTATAAAATTTCCTGAGTATGAATTACCCTTTGAAAGTTTTATTGGTGGTTGGTTTATCCCAACGGATATTTGTGATCAATTAATTGATCTCTTTCACTCAACCAAAGAAAGTGATATACATGATGGTATGGTTGGAAATGGTAGGATTGATAAGTATGTAAAAGATTCTAGAGACCTAGTAGTACATGAAAATTCTAGTTGTTTAGGGTTTCATTCTTATAGAAGTCTTCTACAAAAAGTGGTCAATAAATATCTTGATAGATATAGTCAAGCAGAACCCATTGGTAAAATTGGATTTAGAGAGGGACATAACATTCAGTGGTACCCAAAAGGTGGAGGTTATAAAGACTTTCACTGTGAACGTAACCACATGGATCCTATCAACCTTTGTAGACACCTTGTTTACATGACATACTTGAATGATGTTACTGGTGAAGGTGGTGAGACACAATTTTATTTTCAAAAACTTGATGTTAAACCACAGAAAGGACTAACACTTATCTGGCCAGCAGATTGGACACACACTCACCGTGGCAACCCTGCAATTGACGAAGAAAAAATGATCATCACAGGATGGATACACTATGCACCTTAAAGCGTATACAACAGCAAACTGTTTCTATTGTGATCAGTTAAAACTACTGTTAGAAAGGATTGATCCACAGGATCAAGAGATAAAAGTTGACCTAATAAAAATTGGTAAAGACATTAGTAAAGAGTATTTTGAATACCAATATCCAGACGCTGTTGGTTTTCCATATGTTATAGTTGACGATGAACATATTGGTGGTCTTGTTGATACTGCTAAATTACTCTTAAGAAAAGGTTTTGTTTCTACCAATAAAAAATGAGTGAACTTAAAATAAATAAAGGCATAGAGCTCATGCTCAGGAGGGCGAAACCGAAGGAAGATAAGAAAGAACAGAAACCTGCCAAAGGTTTCTCAATAAAACAAACACTAACCCTCCTAAAAAGAAAAGTCTACTTCAACTTTGAAATTTGGTGGGAAAAGACACAAACTAGTTCGGAGTTGAACAATGACTGAAACTTTAATGATTTATATCTCAATTACTTCATCATTTATTTTCCTATGTGTAGGAGTTTTATTTGGTTGGGTAGCAGCAGAAGCAAAACAAGAGCATATGTATCATGTACAAGAACAAGGTGTTCATCCCGAAATGTTAAACTCAGATGGTCAATGGATCAATGAGGAACTTTTATCAGTTCGTTTCCTCGATGAGGACGAAATTGAAGAGGAATAAATATAGTTATCGCTATCAATAGGTTATGCAATTATTAATGAATGAGGTGCTACAAAAGGTTAGCAACGCTAAGACAAAAGCACAGAAGATAAAACTTTTACAAGAATATAATACTCCAGCACTCAGACAAGTTCTGATCGCTAACTTCGACGAGAGTGTTATTTCTATGCTTCCAGAAGGAGACGTTCCTTACAAACAAAACGATGCTCCAGAAGAAACAGAGCATACAGTTCTTGTACATGAGTACCGTAAACTTTATCTATTCTTTAAAGGTGGTGCAAATATCTCACAGACACGTCGTGAGACCTTGTTCATTCAACTCTTAGAGGGTTTACATAAAGGTGAGGCAGAAGTCTTATGCTTGATGAAAGATAAAATGATTGGTAAGCGTTGGAAGATTACCAGACAGTGTGTAGAAGATGCTTTCCCTTCAATTACTTGGGGAAATCGTAGTTAAATTATGAGTAAATTAAAAATCATTCATGAAAATTGCTCATTAGAAAAAGCAAAAGATAAAACATTACCTTATTCTGCATACCTTATTACTTACGAGAGTGGTTCTGGCATTCAACATGACATTGCTGTCTCTAATAAACAGGTAGATATTTTTGATCACTATTGGGATAAATACCATAGTGTTATAAGTATGAAGCAAACGGAAGGACAAGTCAATCCGAAGCAGTGGAACGATCCTAAAGAAAAAAAGACAAAAAAGAAATGAACTGGTGTATTTTCTACTGCAGAAACGATGACCCAATGAATTGGCATACGATGAAACTGAAAAGAAGCGATGGAGTTTTAGTTTCTGCAAAAACTTATGATGAAGTATTTAAGTTTAGTCAATACAAACAGGCATGGGACTTTGCATCAGAATTACTGACAAAAGATCCGAAGGAAACATATAATTGTAAAGTAAAAAGAGTATGTCGTGCGCGAAACGACGCTTTCTACCTAGCAGGAAACTAAAGATATTGTTAAATGTTACATGTGTTACCATTTGCTAACACTAAATAATTGTGGTACAATATAACCGTACGTTCATCCAATGCATGGACTTGCTCTTCTAGTAACACTACTATCTCAACATGATTATTCACATTGGGAAATGTCATGTGAGGAGTGGAACCAAAGTAGGGTTGAGATTATGAGCGATCAGCATCTCATTCCTGATGCTAAAGAGTATCTAATAGATTACTTCTACACTAAAGTAGATGGTGATTGTAGACCATGGTCTATTGGACGCAAGTAAGCCGACACGGAACGGGTTCGTTCATCCCTAACGGGACGCAAATGCCGACTGAAGGAACGGATTAAACATCCAACTACTTTAGGAGAAACCAAATGGCACAAGTCACATATAGAGGAGTTCAGTACGATACTGATGCTCGTGTACAACAGCAAAAGCAGCAAGAACCTCAGCAAAAACAATTAGTTTACAGAGGTATTGCAGTTAAAAACAAGGAGGAACTATGCAAGTAATCGCAGAAATTTCTCTCGCAATGGTCGTTGTTTTATCTTTAATTTATGGAGAAGTAATGCTTCTTCAACTGAACAGAGGATAAACCGATGCTAAAAATCCATTTTAGCTGGGGTGCAACAGATCTACCAGAGTATGATCCTGACAAACACGACCCTCACAAAGTATTCGCAATGCTATGTTACAGGGGTATCCATTATGCTAAATGGGTTAACTTACAACCATTCAATATAACTCACTGGAATCTGTTTGATCCCAGACAAGCAGAGAAATAAAAGAAGAGGGGTTGACCCCCTCTTTTTTTGTGGTATAATACCTATACTACTCACATAAATATGGATAGAGGGAAGTTAAAGAACATCGTCAAGAGTTTACAATCTTTACTAGATGTGTTAGAATCTGAAGTATACTCTGACATAGATGCATACCGTACTAACGGAAACAATCACGTTTACACACAAGGGAGGGATGACGACGATGGATACCCAGATTGATTACTCAGATGGCATGATGCTACAGAGACAGCAGTGTTTGTTGTCATTAGGATACGAATTTGGTTTTGGTAAAGATGTCTACGAATTCTGTACCGACTGGGTGCTAGATCATACAACTACCCAAGGTATTAAAGAAGCATTTAAAGAGTATGAGACTAAAAGACCAAATAAAACTAATCAAATCGGCACTTAAAAAACAAGAGTTGTATTCTGATGTAGAACTACACTACATGAAGAAGACACTTAACAATGCAAAACACGAACTTAAACTAAAAAAACTAAGGAGAAACAAAGGATTTAATAATGAATTCAGTGAAACTAGTAACCGTAACACCAGAAGCAGAGAAGACGATGGGTTACGTAGCACGAGTGAGCAACCCGAACAATCAAGACAATCCTAAAGTTGCAGGTCTTTTAAAATACTGCATTAAACATCAACACTGGTCTGTATTTGAACAGGCACATATGACACTAGAGATTGAAACTACTAGAGGTATTGCTGCTCAAGTTTTAAGACACAGATCATTTACTTTCCAAGAATTTTCACAGAGATATGCTGATAGCACTATGCTGTCAACTCATATTCCTATGTTTGATTTACGTCGTCAAGATGATAAGAACAGACAGAATAGCATTGATGATGTTGATCCTTTTTTAAGACAAGAACTTGAGATTGCTATTGAAAAGTATTTCAATGAAGGCATGGATATCTACAGACAAATGCTTGACAGAGGCATTGCAAAAGAGTGTGCTCGATTTGTTCTTCCATTAGCAACTCCAACTAGAATTTATATGACAGGATCTGTAAGGTCGTGGATCCACTATATAGATCTACGCAGTGCCCATGGCACTCAAAAAGAACACATGGACATCGCTAACGATGCGAAGCGTGTATTCTGTGAACAATTTCCTATTTGTGCTGAAGCTTTGGAGTGGAACTAATGCCAACATATCCCGTAAAAAATTTAAAAACTGAAGAGAAGAAAGAACTCTCCATGACTATGAAAGAATATGAACAATGGAGAAAAGACAATCCCGATTGGGATAAAGATTGGCAAGCAGGAGTTGCTGCTGCTGGTGAAGTAGGAGAGTGGAGAGACAAGATGGCAACCACACATCCTGGTTGGGCAGACATCATGAAGAACAAAATTGTTCCTCAAGCAAAAGTTAAAGGAAACAGAACTATTACCGACAAATACAACTACTAATATGCCAGTAAAAAAGAAAACTAAATCACCAGGTCAGGGTATGACTGCTAAACAAATGAAGCGTCGTAAACCTATCAGTGCAGATTATATGATCCCTGTTGAACCACTAACTGATAATCAGAAAGTGATGTTTGATGCATGGGATGAAGGTAAGATGATCTATGCTTATGGTGTAGCAGGAACTGGTAAAACTTTCGTTGCTTTATACAAAGCACTCAAAGAAGTACTAGATGATTACTCACCATATGAAAAGATCTATATCGTTAGATCTCTAGTCGCAACTAGAGAGATTGGTTTCCTACCTGGTGACCATGAAGACAAGTCATTGTTATATCAGATACCATATAAGAATATGGTACAAGCAATGTTTGAAATGCCTGATGACAATTCGTACGAAATGTTGTATGATAATCTTAAGGCACAAGAAAGTATATCTTTTTGGTCTACTAGTTTCATTCGTGGAACCACATTAGACAATGCTATTATTATAATTGATGAGTGTCAGAACTTGAACTTCCACGAGTTAGATAGTATCATTACTCGTGTAGGACAAGACAGTAAGATTATATTCTGTGGTGATGCAGCACAAACTGATCTACAAAAGATTAGTGAACGCACAGGCATCATTGACTTCCAACGTATCTTACAGAACATGGAAGAGTTTTCTATGATTGAGTTTGGTATTGAGGACATCGTTCGCTCTGGTCTTGTTAA